GACTACCCTGGCGCTGTTCTTGAGTTACAAAACGGTCGTAATCACCATGGAATTGGCCCGCAAGGCTGTGCTGGCTTTCCAGCTTACCACCGCTCTGTTCTCGGTGATGGCCCAGGCGGTTAAAGCCGAGGGACTGGCGTTTGCTGCTTTTAATTTCGTGCCCAAGACCATGGCCGAGGTGCGGGCGGCAATCATCCTGACTAAGGTGGTGGCAGTAGGAGAATTTATGGCCATCGCCGCTATCGTCACCGCGGTCATTCTGCTGGCCGTGGAGATTGTTCGCAACTGGTCGACGGCCGTGCCCGCCATGAAATCAATCGGTTACGCTATCGGCTCAGTGTTCAAATGGCTAGGGGCCGCTGCTAGTGTACTTAGCAACGAGATACAATACGGGCTGGCTACTGCCCTACGTGCGACCGTCGGAAACGTGCTCGCCTTTGCCCGCACCCTAACTGGAGTATTCGGACCGCTGGCCAAGGCTCTCCCGGACCAATTCCAGGCATTATATGCGGGGCTTACCGACGGCTTAGACGCGGCCGTAGCGGGCATGGACGACTTTAAGACTGGGTCTGCCGCCGCGCTTGACGCGGCCAAAGCAAATCTAGGGTCTGCGGGCGCGGCCGTAGGGGAAAATGTCGACACCATGGTCGGCAATGTTAAGAACTTCGGTTCGGCCGTCTGGGGCGACATGACGTCGGTGTTCGGCAAGGCCAAGGAGACCGTGACCAATTCCTTTGCCGGGATGACCGTGGCCAGCGATGATGCCGCCACCGCGGCTGCTTTGGATTGGGACACCGCCGCCAAGAATATGCAGGACGCCATGAACGAGACCTCCGGGGCGGCCAAAAAAGGCGGGTCCGCTGCCAAGGGGGCCAAGGCCGAATTTGATAATTTCATGAACACCCTGGACCCGCTCAAGGCTAAAATCGAGTCGATAGATGCGGCCATGGAGGCAAACGTAAGCCAGCTGGAGGCCACCGGGAATGAAGCCGGGGCCGCCCAGGCCAAGATAGAGGCGCTCAACCAGAAATTAGCCGTGCAGGCCGAGATAATATCTTCTCTGCAGGCCAAGCACCAGGAATACGTCCAGACCAAAGGGGCGGACGCCGAAGCCACCCTCAAGGTGCAAAACGCCCTGAGCGACGCTATTAAGGACGAGGCCAAATTTAAAGCCGAGATCATGGATGCCCAGAAAGCGATCGTTGCTTATAACAAAAAGCTGGAGGAGCACCAGAAAGAGATACAAAAGACCGGGCAGGAAGTATCCGACCTGGCCGACAAGTACCGGAACGATCTGGCTCAAGCATCGGCTGATTACTACGAGAAGGTGGCCGCCGCCGAGGCACAGTTAGCCCAGGACACCGCCGCGGCGTGGGATTCTTACAACCAGGCCGTCGACGACCGGATCAAAAAACTACGCGACTTTACCGGCTTATTTGATGAGGTGAAGGCTGAAGGTGTGTCTGGAGACCAGCTGCTATACAACCTCCAGACCCAGGTGTCCGCCATGGCGGCGTGGGAAGAGGCTATGGGCGTCCTCAGACAGCGGGGGATATCCGATGCGCTATACGAGCAGCTGGAGGGCATGGGTCCGTCTGCTGTCAACCAAATAGTGGCGTTGGCCAATATGACCGACGATCAACTCGGGGAATACGTCTACCTCTGGGAATGGAAGGCCCAGGAGGCCAAGGACCTAGCTATCGGGCAGATGGAGGAGACCAAGCGCGAGACTGAAAACAAAATCTCGGAAATGCAGGAACGCACCGCAGAGCAACTTGAGGAATACCGCATCGAGTGGGAGCAGACCCAAACTGAAATCAAGAACCAGACCATACAAGCCCTGACCGAGCTGGTCCAAGTGGCCGGCGAGAAGGGTGGGGAATTTATATCGGCAGTAGTGGCGGCAATCCAGGCAAAAATGCCAGAGCTGCAGGGAGTATTATCCCAGATTATGAGCGCCCAGGGACTAACCGCGCCCGCAGAAGGCGCCCTGTCTACCGGGGAACCGGTTATGGAGGTTGGCTCCGGCCCGACGGACGAGGAGACAATCGCGTCCAGCGCTACCATGAGCGCCGCCGTCCAAGAGAACAATGCCATAGCGACCACCGCCGTGCAGGAACAGTGGGGGAGCACCCGGGATACCATGGCATTAACCCACCAGGAGATACTAGACAACGTAATCGCAAAATGGACTGAAATCGTCAACCAGACCAGAATATTCAACAGTCTAATTCAAGCCGAGTACGAGCAGCACCGGCTCAATACCAAGAAGCTCTTCACCGACATAGACAAACTGGTCCGTGGCATTTACCGCGGGCTGGTCGAGGAGGCCCCGGGATGGGGCAAAAACATGGTTGGCGAATTCATCCGCGGGGTGCGCGACCAATTCGACAATCTGCGGGACACACTTATGGAAATGGCCAACATGGTTGACGCCTACATCGGATTCTCGTCGCCTACCCGGTTAGGACCGGGGGTATATGCAGACGAGTGGGCACCGAATCTCGTCACTATGTTTGCTAAGGGGATTGAGGACACCGTCCCCATGATGCAAGCCAAACTGAGCGATATGTTCAACGTGGGAACCGTGACCATGCAGGGCATGGCGGCAACCGGGAGCAACAACTCTTCCGGCACCACCATATATATGACCGTGAACGCCAGCAACTGGTCTGACATTGAACGTGAGCTGAACCGGCGGGGGGTGCAGATGTGAGCTATGTATTAACCGTCGGGGGAATAGAGAAATCCGTCCAGCGGGATACTCTGCGGATTGATAAGGCCCTCACCTACCAGGTGGACACATGCAAGTGCACTATCCTGTCGAGCGCCCAACCCAGCGAGGGGGATGAGGTTATAGTGACCGACTCCACGTTGGGCGTTCTGTTCGGCGGGGTCATAATCAAGGTAAAGCTGAAGAACAAGGATGTCCCCATGTGGGAGATAGACTGCAATGACTACACGGAGCTTTTGGACCGCCGCCTGGTTGTCGAGTCCTATACCAACATGAGTGCCTCCGACATCTTTTTGGACATCGCGTCAAAATACTGCCCCGGCTTCACCGTGAATGGTGTACAACCTGGCGCGCCGATGGTCGAAGCCACCGGTGTAGAGTTTGATTACAAGCCCGTGTCCGAGTGCTTTCGTTGGCTGTGCGACTACGTGGGCTGGCACTGGCAGACCACGGTCTACAAGGATCTACGGTTTTTCAGCACAGAGGATCTTGCGTCCCCCGCTCCTCTGGCACTGATACCCGGCGGCCCATTTCATTTTGGAAGTCATGTCATTGACATCCAGGGCCTGCGCAACCGGGTGTACGTCAGGGGCGGCACGATGCTGACTGACCCGCAGGTGATCCAGTGGAAGGCCGATGGCGTGGCCCGGATATGGCCCCTGCCATGGCCGCCGCATGAAGTGAGCCTGGCCGTGGGAGAGGTGCCTATGTCCGTAGGCGTGGAGAACTTGCACGAAGATGCCGACTTTGACTACATGATGAGCTATGCGGAGAAGTATATAAGATGCAGTAGCCAGACAGCTACGCCGGTAGAAGGGGCCACAATATCACTGACCGCCAAGCAGGATATCCCCGTCATCACCATGTATGAGGATTATGCCAGCCAAACAGCTATTGCCGCTGTACAAGGCGGGGATGGCGTATATGAGCATGTGATTGATGATGATACTCTGACCACCATCCAAGCGGCGGAGGCGGCGGGGCTGGCTGATTTGAGGGAACACGCCAATCCTAAGGTGTCGGGCAGCTTTGAGACTGAATACGTATCGTCGACCCCGCAGGAAGTTGACGCATTTAACGTCGCCGCCATAGGGTTGAACGGCATCGATAGCTACATCCGGTTTGACGAGGCCATACTCCAGAGCATCCCTTTTACGATTGAGTTTTGGGTGAAGCCAAAAAGCCCTACTGCCTTTTCGAGGCTGTTTATACAGGGCTCTGCTGATAGCGCGGTAAATCCCTATGTGTACTACCGCAATAACAAGCTGTGCGTTGGCTACAATTCGACAAT